GTTGCAAGGTTATTATCCGCCGCCTCTCGCTCGGCTGTTACTTTCGAGTACGTGCTATGCAGATAAGTTTCAATACCATCCAAAAAATCTTTATTGTCGTGCGTATGTGCAGAGGCTTTTAGCGTATCCACATCCGGCGACAAATCCAGCACAAACAGCCCGTCCGGTACAATATCCAGAGCGTTGTGAGATACCGTGCTGATGGACGGCAATACCTGCCATGTTTGCTTACCTGTTACTGTAACCAGTTTAGCGGTGCAGTATTTCGCTGATTCACCCTCTTCACATCCCGGTGTGTAATCGCCCCAAATGGCAGAATCACCGCTTGTTCCGTTCTTAACAGTCGCTGTGGTCGTTCCGTTTTTGTCAGTGATTGTAATGGTTGCTCCGGTGTCCGTTTCGGTGACGGTTGCCGTTGGGGAGTAACCGTCTGCACCGTTTTTTCCGTCTTTTCCGTTTATGCCGTCCTTGCCGGGCGTTCCAGTGTCGCCCTTTGCAGACTGTCCGGAATCCTGATAATTGCCCGTGGTTGCATCATAAATCCACCATGTGCCGTTTTTGATGATCGGCATTTTTGCAATCAGCTGTTCTGCTTGTGCAAGGATGGACTGCATCTCACGGAGAGCTTTGTCAATCGCATCAATTCCGCCTTTGTACTGCTCCAAAATGGAGTTACGAACAACCATCGGGGTCATCTCGTATTTGATCACAACAGTGTCATCCTGCTGACCAACGATTTCCGGCAGCAGCTGACCGGGAACTGCCGTAAAATCCTCGGTAATTGCCCATGTCAGGATGATTTGATTTTCTGTTGTCTCTTTTTCAAGATTCTGCATGACCAGCCCCCCACTGCTGTTGACTGCTCGCAGGGTAAACAGGCAGTCAGACAGATCCGTTTGGTGGTAGTATCGGTCAACGGCGATTTGGATTTTATCGGCGTTCTTTTCGCCGGCACTCAACAAGTGCTTGATATTTGCCGTGTCGATGTATTTTTGATTTGCGGTTAGCATGGTATCATCTCCCTTACAAGTTATTGATAGCATCCCAGAGGGCATTGATTGCGTTTTTAAATTCTTCGTTTTCAACTTTGTTATCTTCTAAATTTTGTATATCTGATACATTCTTGTCAGCATAATTCCAAGCTTCGTCTGCTTTCGCTAAAGCAATTTTTTTAGCACTTGCTGCCACAATGTCCGCATGGCGTTTCGATGCATTTTCGGAGTTGAATGCCAACGACCGCTTTGCAGCCTGTGCCAGCACTCTGGTATCTTTCCCAGTGCAGGAAAATTCCCATCCGCCACGGAACTTCCAGGTCATGTTTGTAATGGTGCTTTCTGCCCATTTCCCGGGCTGATATTCGATTTCAATTCGCTGCCCCAACTTAGGGAAGTGTTCCATGTCATCAAATTTCAGATAGCATTTTAGCTGAAACGGTTTCAGCAGCACATTATGAAACAGATAATTTGCTGCTGCTTCCACAATCGGATATTCGTTTTTGTCGTTTGCGTCCGGAAAGTCTTCTTGATAATTCAAAACCGTTTCCATTCTTCTTCCATCAAAAAAGCAATTGCTGGACAGGTCGATTTCTGCATTTCCCAGCATTGGCTTGTATTCCCTTGCATTTGTCCATCCAGTATCATCATAGGTTTTAAAATAGACCTTTTGAATATAGATGTTATACGATGCCACATCGCAGCTATCTCTTGCAATGGCGGAAAACGGGACACAGATTTTGTCTTTGAAAAAGCCAAACGGGACAAGGGAAAACGGGACTTGTAATGTGTTGTTCTGAATGCTGTATTGATCATTTCGCATACAGACAAAAGAGCAAGCTGGTTTTGCAAGAGCAGAAATATAATCAATCGCACTGTATCGGGTATTTCTGGATTCTCCTTCTTCTGATTTTCGCATCAGCGTATAACCGCTGTAGGAATTTCCCAGTTTGGGATTATCGTTTGGAATAGAACTGATATGTTCATAGGCAAGCGGCTTTTCTGCAATCATGTTTTGCAGAATGTCATTTGTCCATGTGACAACATTGGTGACAATTTCATGCAGAGAATAAACGCCGCCGCCGCCGGCTTCTCCTTCATAGCCTTCCAGCTTTTCTCGCAGCTTTTTGGATACTTCGCTTTCATCGTCATCAACTTTTCCAGAACCAGACGAAATGGAATTGTTATTTAGCCATACCAAGGCATCCGATGCCCGAAGCGTGTACAGCGTTTTTTTACGGGATACAGATGTCACCCAGAACATTCCACGGAAAATCCAATCTGACGGCTTAGGCTCTTTTTGATAGCAGCTGTACAGAATGATTTTTGCACCATACAGGTTATATGCATTGATGCCGTCTTGCTCTAAGTGCAGCTGAATGGACAGTTCCGCCGGGCGGACACTGCCAAGGGAAAAGGTGCTGCTGTCACAGGCAGAGGATTTGATGGAACAGCTATTCCGGATAATATCAGAATCGGTAAAAGCAATGTCCGTTGTATATTCGGCATAATCACCATTATCCAGATAGCAGGGAACAGAGAGAATGCCCTTTACATGCTCGTAAATCACCATGGTTTACACCTCCTCTAAGCTAACGGAAAACTCATACGCTCCCGTGTGATAATCATTTCCCTTGTAAAAATCATAGAGCCGCTGCAAATAATCGCCATGTTCTGAATCAACATCATAAAAATAGGATGCATCATCAAACCAGTGTGAGTTGCGAAAATTGCTTTCATTTGCAATCGTCTGAATCTGAATCTCACTGGTTTTGCGAAATGTTCCATGTTGTTCTTCAATATCTGTCGTGCTGCGATAGAAGAAAAAGCACTCCGGCTGCGAAAAATAGTCTTTCAGCATGATCAAGCTTTGTAGATCGGTTTCGATTTTTAAATCAATCTTTCTTTTTCCAATGCGGACTGGATAGGTAATGGTCTGACCGCTCTCGTTTTCATAAGTGCTGACAGTTTCCGCATAGGACACATCGAACTGCAACAGATTTCGCATCAACGAATTATCATAATAAATCGTCCAGATGCGGATCTTGCCATCCACATCCTCATTCCATACAAATGTACCGCCGTTCTGATCGGTACAAGTTCCAGGGATGGTATCATCTTTGGTGTAAATATTGCCGTTTTCGCCCAGATAAGAGCCATCTCCCTGCGGTGTGCACTGCACAGAGCAGCCTTCAATGATTCCGTTTCCCTTTCTGTCCGCAGGATGTCCATTCCGGTCTAGTCGAATTGTTCCGTCCTTCCGAAAAACCAGTACATCATGGTTGTTTTTTTCAACGATGGTATCCGTTCCAATTTTCGTGATTGTTCCCAAATCATCCAGTGTCGCCCATGTGTTGGCACTATTTTCATACGCATCCACCCGAATTCCGATCACTCGAAGGTAGGCAGCATGTGGGAATGGTTCTCTGGAAATTGTTATCATACACTCCACCCCCCACTACTTGCGTTTGCTCTTGTAACTGCATTGACGACGACGGTTTCAATCGTTTCGTCTCCGATACTGATTGGGATAATGATATCACCTTGCTGTTGTGATGTCTGCACTGCTGCCGGTTGTTCTTTCGGTACTGCGTATGCTTGCTGCAGTACCGGACTATAAGCAGAGATTGCAGACGCACCCTGCGAATCCATAATCCCCATTGTTGACGACACCGCAGCATTTGCCATGTTTGCGGATACCATTGACACGTCTGGTATGCCGTCCTCAATCCCGGCAACAAAACCATCGTCCCAGTCGCCGCCGATGACTTTGGCAACACGGGACGGAGAGTGGGAATCAATGCTTACTCTAAGATGTGCCTCAGCAGCTCGACCAAGTGCTTTTACTGCCTCTTCCACGCTGGAGATGTTGTCAGTGATACCTTCCGCAAATCCGCTTGTATAGTCAAGACCGATATTTTGGGCGATTTTGTTTAAATCGTCACCATTGTTAAGCCGTTCTTCGATGTACCGGTTGAGTGCATCAAGCTTTTCATCCTGGCTCATTCCGGATGATGCCAGGGTATCCAAAAACGTCTTTCCGGCATTTTCGCCATGTTCGCCGGTTTTGATTTCCAGTTCCACAGCCGCCTCTTCAGCTTGACGTTTTGCCTCTGCAAGATCTTCGGCAAGTACAGACCCAGGGTTTTCATCTGCCATTTGCTTCAGCGTTTCATAATGATTTCGTGATTCTTCTTCCTGCGTCCTCAGTTGTTCGGCGGTCGCTGTCGCAGCAGTCAATATATTGCTTTGCAAGTCATTATAATTTTGTGTTACGGTTTCCAAATCACCGCTGGAAAATGCCTCTGCCGCCTCTTTATAAGCGGACATCGCATCTGCACCCTTTTCCAGCTGGACGGTTGTTTCATGATATGTTGTGCTCAACGTCTGGATGCTGTCGTTTACGCCATTCAGTTTTTCCCGCATTTCATCGTATTTTTTTGATGATTCGGAATCGTTCCAAATTTTTTCCGAATTCCCATTGATGTCTGTCAATGTATAAGTATTGTCAAGCTTAAATTGTGCCATTTCGTCAATTATCTGTTGACGTTCTTCTTTTTTTGCTTGCAATTCCTGGTTTTGTTCCGTTACCGCCTGCAAGAGAGCAGGTCTCTCTTGCTGTGCTTGCTTTGACGCATCACCCAGCATATCCAAATAATTCTGTGCGTGCTGTTTTTCAATGACGTCATCAATTGCGTCGGAGATTTTGCCGTAACTATTGATAACTTCGTCATTTTTTAAAATTTGACCGTCCGCAACAGTAAGCCCGGTATCGCTGTACTCATTGATCTTGTTGATCAGATTTTGCACCTTTTCCTCTTGATCGTCTTTGATCGTGCCATCTGAGTTGACCAGAGCCATCAAAGACTCTTTTAACTTGTTGACCGCCTCGAAATCGGAATCCTCAACAAGCCCATCTTTGCTGATTTGTTGGTGCATATCCTCCCAGGCTTTTGTGCATTCGTTGGTTTTGTCAATCGATTTTTGCACTTCATCTGGGATTTTTGCAGCTGATTCTCGGACATCTTCTAAGTGATTTTTCCATTCCTGTGATTTCTTTTTTGCATCTGCCAGTAGGGCGGTCGCTACACTTGCAACAGCACCGACACCGATAGCAATCCAACCAAGCGGATTGGATGTATTCAGGAGTCTAAAAGCTGTCTGGATTGTTTTGACCGTGTTGACGGTAGTTGTGCCAAAATCCACAATTTTTTTGACTGCAAATGCAGCTGCGATCCCGGCAGCAATCGGCTTTGCGTGATCAACGATTTCGTCCAGATGTTCCGCCACATAGTCAATTGCTTTTTCAATTTTTGGCATATATTTCTGCGTGATGGGAATAATGACATCCATTTCGACTTTCCGTTTCAGTGCAGCAGTTTTGTCTGCAAAGTTGTCATAATTGATTTCTTCGATGGATTCCATCGTGCCTTTTACATCGCTGTAAGTGTCGTTCACATTGTTCAGAGAGGTAATGACCTTCATCGCATTGTCTTCACCCAAAGCACTCCAAACAGAGGATGCAATGGACAGAGCTTCCTGCTGGTCTGTCATATTGGATAAGTCCGAAATGATGGAGTTGAACACATCCTTCTGTGATGCTTTCCCGTTCTGCCACTCTGCAAACAGATTTCGTGTTCCCAGCGAAAACTTGTCTACATTTTCTTCGATTCTGCCATCGGAAAGAGAAATGGAAAATTCCTTTACAAAGTCGTTGACTTTATCCAGATTGTATGCACCGCTGTCCAGACCATTTTGCAGGATGGAGAACATCTCTTCTGCGGAAAATCCAGCCTGTTCCCAAATCTGCGAATACTCTGCTAAATTGTCAGAGAGTTCGCCGCTTTTGTCCAGCCCGTTTTGTGTGCCTTTTGCGATGTAGTCGAAGGCTTCTTCTGCACTCAATCCCATGTTGTTCATCAGAGCGTTGACCCCTCGCAGCGTTTCATTCAAGTCTGTCCCGAAAATACCAGACATTGCAATGGCATCCTGTGTGATTTGCTCCAGCGTGCTGGAATCAATGTCACCAAACTGCTGTTTTACCAGGGCAGCAGCCCCGGCAACTTCTTCCAGATTTTCACCAATGCCGCTGGTATAAATTTTTTGGATGGAATCGCTCATGGCATCCATTTCTTCGGTGCCAGCACCTGTAACAGCAGCAACCTGTTTCATAGCCTGTTCGTAATCCGTGCCGATTTCCGTGATTTCCTTTGCTCCATATGCCAGTCCAGCAGTAGCGAGTGCACTTTGCAGTTTTCCGGATAGGCTTTCAATCGATGTTCCGGCATTTTCTGCCGCCGTTCCTACATTTTTAAAATTTTCAGTTGCGTTTGTACCGAAAGCGTCCGCATTTGCTTGCACGTCTTTCCACGCTTTTTGCATCGCTTCAGACGCATCCATTCCGGCATCTTCGTAGGCTTTTGCTAAGCGTTTCGCCTGCTTTTCCATGTTCTCAAAGGCTGCTTCTGCCTTTTTTTCAGATACAGTGGCGGTGGATGCAATGGCTTCTTCTATTTCTGCCAATCCATTTTCTAATCCGCTTCTATCAATTCCAGTATCAAAGACCAATGCCCTTTCTTCTGCCATTTTGTCACCTCCTTGTTATCCAAATAAATTTCCAACCTCGCCGGCTGTCATCGGCTTTTGTGGTATCGCAATCGCATTTTTAATTTGCAATATTCGCTTTCGTTCTTCTTTGTCTTTTATTTTACCAATGTTTAGACATCTGTATGCTATCCGCTGCTTTGTGCAGCTTTCGTCCGGAAGCCCCTCAAAAAGGGCGTTGAAAACAAACCAATGCAGCAGTGTGGTCTGTAAATTGATTTGATAAAACCTCAAAAAGTCAGCAAACAAGTATGTGCTGTCGTGTAAATACGAAAAAACAGGGGCACGTCGTACCACTGCTGCTTTTCTTTTTGATTTTGGCATACGGTCACACGCTGCGAATTTTTGCAACGCTTGATAAGCTGCGACTTTTTGCGTCGGTACAGCGTCAAGATACCAGTCCATGGATAACGTGATCTTTTCGATGTCTGTCAAGTCCACGTCCTCATGTAAAAAAAAGAACAAAATCCAATCTTTAAAATTGGTGCGGACAGGATAATTTACACCGTTAACATTTACGCTTTTCGGCGGATCGTCAGTTAGAATGTTGTAAAAATCATCTTGCTGCATATTTCTTTTTTGCCTCCGCCAATCGTAATACCGCAGCCATACGCTGTTCCATGATTTTTTGCAGTAGCGTTTCAAAAATGCTGTCGTAAGCCCTCGCATTATCCGGCAAACCTGCAAACACTTTTTCAGACATTTCCGCACCAAACAAGGTGCGGAAGAAATCACGATAAATTTGGCAATACTGTCGGATTGCAGAGGATGGGTCGCTTTCGATGCTCGCCGGCGGTTTTGCCGCTAACTCATTATAAGCGGATTGATACCGTTCCATAAAATCAGCATCTTCTGCGTCTACTAGCAAATCGACCCCGTTAATTGTGATTGTGTAAAAATCCGTCATAACTTACTTTTTAACCGCAGTGCTCTGGCTTGCTGATGTTTCAGCAACCGTATTTCCCACAACGATCGTTGCGTTTTCGCAATCGTCATCCAAGGTAACTTTGACTGTCTTTTTTGTTCCTCTGGACTTAAAATCTCCAGAGTACGTCATGCAATCTGTTGTGTCGCCGTTGCTGGATGGTACGACTGTATAAGGTCTGACCGTCGCAGTATACTGACCGCCAGCGGTTGCCGATGTCATGTCAACAATCAAGATTTTTCTTACTGCATCGTATCCAGTAAGTTCGTTTTCTGTAATTTTTACAATTTCTTCCAGTGCCGGATGATGCAGATAATAGTCAAAATTGTAGTTAACACTTTCGGAATGTGCTTTAACGTCTGTCCGCTTTGTATCTTCGTCAACGTACTGACGTTCATACTCTTCAGAATTTGCGTTAAATGTCTGTGTCGTAAATCCTTCTAAACGGCAATAGCCGGTTGCCTTGTCACCAAGCTTGACTTCCAAAAATGCCAGCTTTTCTGACCGCTTTTTAAGTTTAAGTGCGTCAATTCCTACGCCCATTTTTTAAATACCTCCATGATTGTAAATAGGTGATTCGCAACTGAATTTGATAGCGTGATGTTTTTTCCGTCACCTCTACTGCATAACCGCTGCTAATCACTTGCATGCTTCTAACTGTTTTCCCTTCGCCAAACTCCGGATAGATCCCGGCATCATCGTTCTGCTCGACCCAATCAGCAAATTTTTCGTAAAATTCAGAGTTCTGAATGTTTTGTATAACATCTCGTCCATATGGTTCCCGGCTGGAAAATGTCAGTTCGATTTGTCGGATGCTGGAACCGTCCACATATCGCTTTACAATTTGCTCGCTGGGAAGAATGTCAATGGTGTATTCGATTGGGTCAACACCCAACCGGTCAACTCCTAAAATTCGCTGATTTTCCAGCAAGGGACAGGTGGAAAAATAGTCCCATACTGCCTGTATCATCGACACAATATCACGCTCCGTTCAATATTTTTTGTGTGCTTCTTTGAATAGCATCTCCATGTGCCATCATCGCACGTTTCATCCAGTACCGCCCCCGTTTGCCCGTGGAAAGCCCTTTGTAGTATTGCTTGCGTGCATAGGGGGCAAGGTAGCGAATCCTGCCGCTGCCGATTTTCGTTCCTAAAACGCCAGAATCTCGCAGCATGCCAGTCTTGAGCGGAACGTATGGGTCGCTTTTTCGCAGTACCTCACTGTCTACAAACTTCTGTGCTTTTTGCAGGCGGTCGGAAAAATCTTTTGCAGTCGGCATGCGAATCTTAAAACCTGTAATCAATTTGCTGTCACCTCGATGTGCTGCACCGCTGCAGAGCCATACCGACAATCTGCCACCGCTGTGATTGTATGTTTATTTGGCAATGATTGGATTTTGTGAATACTTTCAGAATCCGGAACAATGCCACGGAAAAGAAGGTCGTCCTTTGATGGGATAAAATCGGCTACAGACCCAACAGGAATGCAAACATAAATGCTGTCACTCTGCTGCACCTCTTTTTCGCTTTGACGACTGCCAATCGTTTCTTCCCAGTAAACATTCTGGATGATATGGCGACTAAAAATAGGGATGTGATTAACTGCACCCTCCGAATGGTAAATTGTAACCGCATTGCAGTTCGTAAACATCAATCACACCCCCGATACATCAGCCCTGTGCGTCCTAAATACCGCAGACAAATGCTGTACAGATAATCCGAAACGCTTTTGCCGCTCAGCAGAGCCGTCAGCGTTTCCGCTGGCGTGCTGTATGTCACGCTGTAATGGTACTGTGTTTCGGATTTTTTTGCACCGCTGCCATCTGTGCTGGCATACACCTGTCGCTGCAACTCAAATACCTCTGCCAACGCACACGCACATTTTTTGACAGGTTCTGCAAACGGTTCCGGTATGTTACTGGCAAGCCGCCCGAAGGTCACATTGTCGATATAGTCGGATGCACGGGCGACAGCCGTGCGAAATGCTGCCGCATCTGTAATAGATATGCCACAGTAAAAGTCTTGGTAATAGGGAAAATCTGCATAGACTGCCATCCTTATACCTCGGTTCGCTTCACATAGACGGTCTTCGGCTTGGAAATGCCGATGCCATAGACTTTTCTGCCCTGTACGGCGGAAGATCCGATGTACTTGTTTGTCAGATTGTTGATGGCGACTGGAACAGACCATTCCTGCACCCGATGGCACCAGTTTGGGTGACCACAAATAAATTCTGTGGTGGTCTTCTTGCCGCCGACAATTGTAGTATCCTCGAACATCGTGTTGTTGGATTCAAAGACATTATATCCTGCGATTCTGCCGACTACGCCAGACTGCACCAGTTCCTGGGATAAATCGCCCTGCCGGATGTAGTGGTCATCCGCCAGCAGGACTTCCATAAATTCCGGAGAAGCAATCAGCCAACGCCGTCCATCGTTCGGCACGCCCATTCGGGACTGTGTCCGTTTCGCAGCCAGAACTGCCTTATATGCGGTACTGTCGGTGCAGGCGGTTTTCGTTGTTGCAATGGTGATACCAGTTGTTTCTTCCAGTGCTCGGATAGATTTCGTATCCATAGACAGCCCCAGAGAGTAACCAGCACTGTCCAGCCGTTCCGCCTTGATGCCGTCCGGCACAGCAGCTGCTTCAAAACCGTCAATCATTTCATTAACCGCTTCATCATTGTCAATCGGCAGATTGAAATAGGTTGTAGAACCAGCAGAAATGTCTACACCATTCTGCCGGTCATACTTTTTCACTTCCACCTCAGTGTCCCGTACCGGCACC